TACTCATGCTGTGATCTTTGTTGCTGGTATGATGCAATCGACGACATTGTGCCGAGGGCCGCCGTTGCAATACCAATGCTAATCGGTTCACACATTTGTTAATTTAGCAAATTCTACATACGTTAGTTTTCGTGGACCTACCGTTGCATACCCAAGCTTCTTAAATCCAAGCATGTGGAGAAGCTTCATGTGCATTCGGTTTCGTGGATCAGCTATGTTATGAAGCACAGCATAGGAGGTCTGTTGATCGACCCATTTCTTTGCCTCCTTAAAAAAGAGTTTTGGATAAGGGCGGACATGATCTGTGGTCAACATCCAAATCGCACCACAGTTGGCATCTGTTCTGGATACCCCCGCCATTCCACACAGCTGCCCCTTTACAAGAAATGTAATGGGGTCTTCAAGCTGTGCGAAAGACTCGGGTAGAACCTGATAAGGATTATGGCCCCACCCGAGGATTTCATTTAGGTCATCCGCCTGGAGGTTATCAGCCAAATAGATGGTATCTTCAATTGTAGCTGGGCGGATTTCGTGGATCATACGGCTTTGATACCTTTGTTGTTATAGGTGCCTTCCCAGATCATAGTGATCAGAGCCAGGGGGAATGGCGCATCACATAGAATCTTAAGATCAGCATCACGTCCCTTAGCCATGATCGGCACAATGTTTTCCGCGTTACGGATCATTGGTGCGCTGTTGGCTTCGTTTTGGTTGGCTGTGATCTGTGGGAAGTTAAGGGTAAATTCATTACGGCCAGGCACGTTAAGCACCGCCTGGAAGGGACCAGACTCGTGGCTATAGAAGCGAGCACGGTGAACCGTAGGAATGTTTAGCTCGTCTGCTTGCTTGTCTTGCTTGACGTAGAAACCAGGGAACCTAGCCTCAGAAGTGTATTGGTAGCCAAGGGCATACTCTTCGCTAGTTTGGTCACCTTCGACAGTCACATAATACTTCTGTCCAACAGCACCACCACTGTCATAAGTAACCGTGGGGTATTGGACGTATGAGTTGTCGTTGTTGCTAATTTTTACAAGACATGCTGTAGCGTCTGCGATGTTAGCCCCTTCTCGGAAGTAGATCCGGGTCTCATCATCAGCAGAGATGTAGGCTTTAGATGGGAAGTAATCAAACAAATCCAACCGAAGGTCAACGTACTGTCCTTCAAACAGAATGGCACCACCAGGAGTTTCCGTCAGCAGCTCAGAGTGGCACAGGATTGGATAGTCATCACCTTCCAAAATCATAAAGATCTCATCCTCATGGAACTCAACAAGGAGTACCTCAGAGGGGAAGGTCCATTTAAACCAAGACGCCAACAACCGCTCGTTGTCCTGGGTGTAATACCGGAACAAGTAAAGGGTGTTTGGTTCTTGGATAGATTTGATGGCAAAGACCGAAGCACTAAGACTGTTAGTGATCAGCTCAATGCCATTAGGCATATATGACGGAATCAGCTTACTGATGTCCTTACGGAGTGCCTGATCGACAGCAACCGAGATTTCGTTGACAGCAAGAGACTTGTCGTTTTCTTCAATAATAACAAAGCTACTGCCAATGTCTAGAGGAGTGATCTCTGTGGTGTGACTAAAGCTAGACAGTAGGTTAAGTTCAGCCGTAGCAGGTGAGAATGCTTCGGTTCTGGTTTGAAGAATATATTGTGAGTTATCCGCAAACAGCAGCAGACCAGTGGACTGTTGCAACGCATGGCGGAACTCCATCCGCGTCACCGAACCTGCCGAGATGTCGATAGGGTCATTGTCAACAACGGTGATGACAGTAGACGGATAGAAGTTAAGGAACTCACCTGCTTGCGAACAGACGATGTTCTCTTGACTCATTAGGACCAGGCGGTTCTTGAAGAACGAAATGCCTGTAATTTTTTCTCCAACAAAACTAGGGCTAGGGGCTGACTGTGCGTCACCCACGGTACGCTGTTCCCAATACTGGGTAGCCCAAGTGCTGCCAGAAATAGAAGCAGAACCAACAGACGTAATCGTAAAGGTATCGCCTTCGTTGTTGGTGACTACATCATTAAGGGTATAGTCTTGTCCAGCTTGAACAATGGTAACACCGGTGATCTGTCTGGTTGAATTTACAGAGCTAACCTCAAGACGCAGGTTTTTACCAGTGCCACCGTAGACAGAAAAGTGTTGACCAACGTTCCAACGAGCAGCACCATTAGAGGTGACGCCAACCGTTACGGGAATGCCGTTGACTGTGGTGGAAGTGGTAAAGGCAGCCGCAGCTGTTTCGCTTAGCTCACGGAAGGTATAGCTACCGTCTGCTTCACGAATCAAAGCATGAGGCATGGTGGTTGCATCAATACCTAGGACTTCTCCTGGTTTGATTGTTTCAACCCACACACCAGCACCTTGACCACTGCCGTTGCTGGTTTCAAAGACAAGGTGATAGTTGTCTGCGTCAGTATCAGCAGAGCCTGTGACGCTAATCACAGCACCGTCAATAAACTGAGCAGGCAGATCTTCTACGCCACCAACCGTACCTTTGTAAGCCTTAAGGCCAGTACCTGACAAACTACCAGTAGCCTCTAAGTTGAAATCAGCACCATCAACTCGTTTAATGTGTATGTAGTTGGCAATAACTGTAGCTGTATAATTAGCATTACCGTTAATACTACTAGCAAGACCGTCAACAATTGTTTTGGCGTTGAGACGACTACCCGATGAAGTAGGCGTATTATAAATAAAAGTATCTGAGTCAATAGTAATTGTGTATTTCGTATCGTATGCAATAGTTTGCAGCGTCACATAACCAAACGGATCTTGTGCTGGTGAGGTTGTAGTCTCGTCCTCTACCGTAATAGTACGGTTCAACACAAACACATAGTCGTTAATCTGGAGAACTTCCAGGTCAGACCTTTTGACGTGGGTGGCATAGGTAGTAGCAGAAGCAGACAAAGCGTTGACAGTCTGCTGGACACCGCTCTGGGCGTCCCATACCTTTACCACACCTGCTGGTGTAATCTGTAGTAATAGTTTTTCTTCTAGTCCTTTACAAATAAAGAACCAACTACCATCGCTGGCAGAGTTTTCAATGCGACGAACAAACTGAGTACCAGGCCTTTTGATAAGACCGAACGTCGGATCTGGATAATAGTTATCGCACTCGCGTAGCTGACCTGGAAGCATCAGCGAGTCTGGCTGTTGTGATACCCCACCCACCAGGCCGACAAGTTTTTGTGAGATAGCAGCCATAGTTATCGAGCAATAGCGCGGAATGGAGTATAACTAATGTAAAGATTCTGGCCAGTTTCTTGACCAAAGATATTCACATCGGAACTGCTGGTGTCATATGCCAGGCAGTTGGCCCTCAGTAGGGCTTCGTCTTGAGCGTTGAAGGTTACCATTTCTTGGGAACCCAGAACCCGTCCAGCAAAAACACGGGTAGCGCGTTGGCTAATGTAGTCCTGGAAAACCTGAGGAAGGTCCTCAAAGTCAAACTTCCAAACCACATCACACTTCACAGTTTCGCCGGCAGTAAAGGTGTAGGTGTGCTTGATCTTATCGTAAAGCTTGCCATCACGCAATACGGTCTGGTATTTCTGTTTGTTAGCAAACTTATTATCCGAAAGCTGAAGTACGTTAGTAGACACAATAATGGTGCCAGCGTTGCTAGCCATGAAGGGGTATGCAACTTCAGTATTGAAGTGCCAGCCTTCGCCTTGTACTTCCCTATCGACCTGTTCAAGAATATCAACAGCGATAGCGATTTCGGGGTTAGCGACATCAAGGCTTACCACCGGGGCTTGCCCGATGCCACTAAGCATCTGGTTGATTGCTTCGAGTTTAGTAGTCATTATTATCGGGCAAGAAAAAGGGGGCCACTAAGGACCCCCACAGAAAACGTATGAAAGAAAGATCAGACGTTACGGAAAGCACCAGCAACGGCAGTGCGGACAGAGCCACAGCCGTAGGCAAGGCGACCCACGATCACGTCACCTTGGTAGATCACCTTGGTGTCGGCACCGGTGGTTTGCACGCTGGGGCCAATAGCCTCAACGACACCAGCAGCGTCACGGTGGAAGATCAGACCACAGGAGTTGGTGAAGTCGGTACGAACGCCATAAGCGTTGTTCTCACCTGCCACAGCAGCGGCGTCAATCAGTTCGCCAGCAGCGGAGCCATAACGCTCCAGGAAGGGAATGTTGTTGGACTTGTAGATCTTGATACCAGCGATCTCATAGAGACCTTCGCCGGTGTTCAGGCTACCGCCGGTAGCGCCCAGATCACGGTTGAGGATGTTGGTGTCAACCTGGCTGATCAGAGCATAATACTGACGAGGGCTGAGCACCGCGACGCGGCCCTCCTGGGGCGCTGCGACTTCGTCCAGACGGGCAGCAGCTTCGAAGAAGCCATCAACCAAAGCCTGAGCGTTGTACTCGTTGCCAGCGCCGAGGTTCACCTCGAAGCCACCGGGCTCGCCGGTCACGGCAGCAGCAGTTTCAGCAGCACGATCCAGAACACGGAAGATGCGGCGGTCATAAAATTCTGCGAGAGACTGGCCGATTTGACGGGCGATGGGGCCACGAATGTCATATTGTGCCAGAACCTCGTCGAGGTTGTCAACGAAGGCAGAAGCGACCAGCAGGTCGTCCATCGAGATGGTGGTCTCTGCCACGTTCGGATCACCCGCGCCGAGGATCGCGGTGCCAGGCGTATGATAGCCGGCGGTCACGCGACCGGTGTGGATGAATTGTGCCTCGTTGCCGTTACGCAGGGTCCGGTTCATGACCAGACCTTTGGCAATAGTAGCATTACGGAAGGCCTCGTAGACCTCGCCGGTAAAGAGTTTAAGGAATAGCGCCTGTTCGGCACCGGCCTGGTTTACCTGGCCTAGTTGAGTTACGGTTGCAGTCACTTGTCTAAAGTGTTGAAGAGTTTATAAATTAAGAGTGTCCCGGGAAAAGTTATTTAGTTGTGGGGTTTGTCCTTTGTATCGGGTGTCCACCGCAGCGGGCCGATACTCCAGTCATGACTGGGTTTTTAACGAGGTTATCCCATCCTCAATAGGCAGGGGG